CTTGTTCGGAGATTCCCTTGGTACTTGTCCATCGACCGATAGTAAAACGTGGACGCAGCACCGCTGACCGTCTTGGTGATGGTTAACTCAGCCTCCCAAGCCAGAATGCCGCGCGACGAACCCATGATTTCCACCGCCGACACCATTTCGATAACGTCGCCGGCTGCCAGGTTGGTCTGTACCACGTTGGCCGTGGGCTGCATGTAGATGTAGCCGCCCGCCGCCGCCATGTTGCCACGCAGCTCGATGCACTGCGCCTCGCCATAGGCGGCAGGCTCCTTGAACCAGCGCGTGGTGATACCGGTCAGGCCAGAGCCAATGGCTTTGTAGCCGTCCGCAAGCACCGACCCGGCCAGAGCGTTCACGCCAGCAGGCAGAGAACCGCCGGTGCCCGCCAGCAGAGGGTTGGCATTGAGGCAGCCGAACGGGCGGATGGCCGAGTAAACGTCGCCAGCGTCAGTGGGCAGCGGGATGCCGGGGAATTCGAAGTTGGCGGTGATGATCGGCACCACCCGTGAACTGATGAACTCGGCGCCCAGGATGTTGGGATGCAGGCCCTCGACTGTCATCGCTTCGGTGAAGCCGTCCCAGATGTTCACGACCGGCACGAACTGGCTGACATAGTTCAACACCCAGTCCTTGTAAGCGATCGCATCGGCCAGCGCCTGCCCGGTCAACGCCCTGCTACCGAAGCGCGGCGTACCAGTGCCGACGATCAGGTGCTTGCCGGGCGTGTTCAGGAACGCGGTGACGATCTTCATCACGTTGGCTTTCGTGTCGGCCAGGCTCATACCTGCCGTGGTGCTGTCATTGGTGCGCGACAGCAGCAGCCACAGGTCGGCAGTGGACGATGCAATGCAGGCGGGAAGCCTGGCCAGAAACTGCCCGGTGTGGTCCCCGAGCTTGCCCTGGTTGTCGACGTAGCTCGGGAACAGGCCGGTACGCGCCGCGATCCAGCCCGCATAGCCATAGGCCTCGGTGCCAAACGCCGTCGCCGCGATGGTGTGGCAGTTGCCCGAGAAGCTATCGCCGAGCAGACCCAGGCCGCGCCGGATCGGTTGGCGACGTGGGATTGGGTTGACCAGAAGGCTCATGCGTAGACCTCAAATGAAGCGCCAGCAGCGGGCACGTAGCGGATCGTCGCGGGCGGAATGCTCAGCTGATAGCCACCGTCTTTCCAGAACGTGTCGGTGGTGATCCAGTTATCACCGGCCTGGATCTGGACCGTCACCGACCCGCCGTTCGCCTTCACTGCCAACGTCACTTTCATCGTGCGGTCGTAGGTTTCTTGCTTCGTTGCTGTCTGCACAGTGCTTCCCCGGCGGCCTACGGCCTGGCTGAATTGGTGGTACTGGATAGCTCATCGACAAAGCGGTTACACGCCTGCCCTGCTATTTGGGACTGGTCATAATCCTTAGCCAGCTCTCGCGCTCGCGCGTCAGCCCTGCCGAGCAAGTCGGGGAGCACCATTGCGGCGCGGGTGGCTGCCTTGCCTCGCTCGGAAGCTCCGGTATCGCTGGGCACGCAACTTGCCGTGGCTGCCATTTTTCCGGCTTCGATGCGCATGAGCTCACCAGAAGCATCATCGACAGAGCCATCAGTAATCGCAGCGGTCTGGTCTTGTCTTGCATCGTTTGCCACCTGGTTGGCCGCTTTCTGGCGGCGTTGCTCTTCGGTTCGGTAGTCGGTGGTCGTGGTGGCCACCGCTTCGGATTGGGTGCTGACTTCCTCGGCCCACTTCGCCTTCCAGGCCAGATCGGTGACGGTCACGCCGTGCAGGTATGCCCCGTACAACGCACCGGCCAGCGCCAGCAGGATCAGCAGCAGGCCGACCGCCTTCCACGGCAGGGCCTTCACGCCAGCACCTCAAGCGCCCGGGTGTGCAGCGCCTGCCGGTCGGCAAGGCCGTTCGTGCCGCCGTTGATGCGACGGGTGATGGTCAAGAAGTCGCCCTTGTCCGCCAGCGTGTTGAGCGCGGCCCGGTGCCAGAACCACCCCGCCGACATCGCGGCGTGCTGCGCCAGCTCGAGCAATTCGGGATGGTTGATCAGATCCAGGCCCAGCGCTTCGGCGCACTCGGCATAGTTCGCCCGACCAGTGATCTGGATCAGGCCGCGCCCACGGTATTTGGAGCCATCGCCCGGCACGGTATTGCCCAGATCTTTGCGCCCCTCGTACCCCAACTGCTGCGGAGTCGGCCCCCAAATCTCGCGGACGTAACGCAGCTGACCGGACTCATGACCAACCTGGGCGATGAATGCAGCAATGCGCAGCGGGGTCACGATCTGGTACTTGCTCATCGCTGTGTTGAGGACGGGTGCAAAAACGCTGGCTTTCTGGCCGGCGTTCGGGAGGATCTGCAGTAGTTGCTGCGCGGTGATCGGCATCGGTGTTTCTCCAGGCAAAAAAATACCCGCTCAATGGCGGGGTGCGGGTGCTGCTGTTCTGGTGTTATGCGGCGGCAGGTTCTGGGGCTGGTTGAATCGATGCCTTGAGCGCCGCCAGTTCGGCACGCAGCTCTACCGATTCTGAGTGCAGCTCTTTGACAGCGCCCATCAGATCGGTGATCAAGGCCATCGGGTCCAGCTGCTGAATGCGTGCGTTGCCATTTTCGTCGACGCCGTCCTTCTCGCCGGTCACGGCCAGTGGATTTACCGCCTGCGCCTCATGTGCAATCAGGCCTTGATAGGTGGTGCCATCGCCACGAAACACTGCGCCGAACACCTTGCGCTGGTAGGTGACGATTCTGTAAGCGTTGATGCGATCGCGGTACGAAGGCACTTTCGCATCGGCGATGTACTTCTTGAACCGGTAGTCAGACCCGAACAGGGTCATCGTCCCGACGTAGGTGTTGTCGATCCAAACATCAACGTTCGAGCCGGTCCAGTTGTAGTTGTAGACAGTTCCGCCACGACCGGCGCTCAGACCTGCCCTGCACCAGGTGCCTGCTGACTCAAGTCTCCCTGTGATCTGCATCGCACCCTGTAGTGTCAGCACGCCCCCTGCTTGGTTGATCAGCCTGACGTCATAGTCTGCTGTAGTGTTGTTATAATGAAAGTCGATATAGGGAGCGTTGTTGCTGAGTTCCAAGCCGGCAAACGTGGGAGCAGAGGCCGGGCCGATACCTAACGAATTACGCGCTGTAGTCTGGCTGTTGCCGCCGGTGCCGCCTGATGCAATGCTGATCGGGGCAGCAGTCACAGAAAGCGACGAAACCGTAAGCAACCCTTCGTAGCTGTACGTCATTGCTGGCCCGGTGGCTGTATTACCAGCATTCACTGACCGCCAGGTGAACCCGCCAGCACCGCCGCCACGGTTTACAACGAAGTGGCCTTCACCCTGAGAATTAGAGTTCCAGCCCATGTACATGCCTTGCACGTTGTAAAGCGCGCTGGCCTGCTGAACACCGACCTCAGAAAAAATAACCCGTCCGTCCGAGCGGCCAGTGCCGCCCTTGGCTACCGGAAGCGTGTCGTAGTTACCGGTGGTGCCGAGTGCGGCCAGCTGCGTACCGAACTTGTTCACCAGCGCGCGCAAAGCATCCGCTGATTCTTTGACGTAGCCCTGCAGAGGGGCAAGCGCATAGCCGCCCGCGCTGTTGCTTGCGCCTTGGTAGTTCGGCGCGATCGACATCGCCGTGTCGCTGGCGATGTTCGTTACCTCGTACCAGCCACCGTCAGGGCCGCGAAATCCATCGCCTACTCGGCTATTTGCAATGAAGGCCGTACCACTACCGATAACGGCGTTCGAATTTTGGGTAACGGAAACCGTCCCGGCTTTATACCAAGGCATGCGTGCAACTCCAAAAAAGGTGCTTAGTTATAATATCTAGAGACAGGGAACTTACAGACCGGAATAGCAAAGCTTGTCTCATTTACTCCTTGGTAATACCAGTATCCGCCGCCCGCGATTTGAGCGTTTATTTGCAAAACTGGCACGCCGTTAGCGAGCAGGGTAAGCCCCGCGAATTGGACACCATCTGCAAACCACATAACTCCCCGATCTATACTGGAAATGCAGACAAAGTCATCAGCATCGATAGTTAGATTGCTGTTATAAATATCGACCAAATCGCCTTTTTGTAATGTCCAGCCTTTGGCAAACTTACTATATCTGACAATTTTGTCAGAGGACGAAAATACTATGCGCCCACCTTCATCCCGAATATTCATTCCGTAGACCTGGGAGCTTGGCTGATCAGCGAACTTGCAAGAGACGAATTCCATAGAATAATTCTGAAGCGTCCCGCCAGGCCTAACTGCCGACGTCACCAAAAAACCAGTCCAGTTACCGGGACTTCCAGACATGGTGGTATAAACACCCAAGCTTGGATGACTACCACTTATATGCCTGACAAAAATCTGGGGCGGCTCTTGGGTCAGAATTGGCCGGGCGAACACTACAGATCCAAACCCTTCCCTATCGGTATATTGGGAAGTGATAGCGAACTGGCCTCGCTCGGAAAATACCAGCACCTTGTACTTGCTACCGATAATAACCGAGCTTGCCCCATTAACTGCAGAGAAACCATAGTCCACCATCACCCTACCCTCACAACTTCCACTACAGACTCAACAGCATGCTCTATCCATTCATCCCTGAAGCGCCCGCCCACACCGGTAGGGCGTTTTCTGTTGACGTAAGTGAATATTCCAATTCTCGTCCCTCCCAAATCTTTATACGTGGGAACATACCCCCACGCATCGGGGGTGCCAGGTTGACCATAGGAAGCGTATTGTCTAGGGGTAATTAATACGAAGCACTTCGCAGGATCATAGTTAGGAACATCCATTAGAATATAATCACTTCGAACGCCCTCACCGCTTGTGCGAGAGGCTGGAATAACAATCGAAGCCAGCTTTCTAATAGTAAAATCTTCCATCCCTAAAGTCTGAGCATTGCTAGCGTCTCGCACTCGCACTCCATAAGTATCCATCTTTTCTCCGAAATGGTTTATCAGTACGAGATTAAGACGCGGTCAGGCGGCCTACTGCCGTGCGTTCTACAAGGTTGGCGTCATACACATAGAGCCCGCGATTATTAAGCAGAGTCGAACCGTCAGCATCTTGGCTCCGGATATTCACTGCTCCAGTCACAAAGTTGAGATCTAACAAAGGTTCGCCACGCGAGTTCTTTGCCTGGGATGTGATCGACATTCCCGCAATGATTTCTTTGATGAAGGCCGTGTTGATGATCGCGGTGTTGATAAACACCTGCCCGCCTTGCACCACAAACGGCGCAATCATCGTTCCGCTGGCCTCGTCCAGAATTGCGAAGCGCTGCGCAAAAGCAAGTATCTGCGACTCCTGCTGCTGCCCCTCAACACCTATTGCCAGCCCTGCCATGACCGTACGGCCACCGACCGTGGTCGAAGTTTTTATGGTCGTGAGAGATGAAACCTTGCCTCCTAGCGCCGAAACGGTGTTAGTTGCCGTTTCAGCACTGGCGCTCGCCCCGTTGGCTGTCGATTGCGCAGTGGTTACCTGGCGGGACAACGCACCATCAGCGTCCGCTCTTGCTGTTGCCTCGCTCCGGATGGCGGCCTGACTCGCATCGACTGCCGCACTCAGCGTTGTGATCTGCTGAGCAGTGGCCTGCCTGTCAGTCGCAATCGTCGTTTCAACGACGCTGATTTTCGACTCATTGCCGCCGACCCGAGAATCAAGCAGTGTGGTGCGCTGGGCCTGTGCGAAGTCCTGTTCCGTCCTGACTTTCACTTCCTGTGCGTAGCTGGCCGTGCTGTCCCACCCCTTGAGCGCGTCTAGCAGATCGCCTTCCCCACTGTCGGCACGGTACTGAGCCTGCACCGCCTGAAGCTGGCTAGCGGTAACGCTGGTCTTGCCGTCCACCGTACTGATGTCAGCGGTGTTTTTCGTTACCTGAGCTGCCAGAGCGTTGGCGGTTCGGATTGACTGGCCGCTGTTAACCCAGTAGGTCGGGTTCGGCGGAGCATTCGATCCGTTGGCAGCCGCTGGCACCGCCGCGATAGCAGTCCAGAGGTTATCGCCCACGCGCACGGTGTTGTCCCGCACGTAGGCGTCGGTCGCCACGTAGGCCAGCGCGTCGGTGATTTCGCCGATCTCACTTTTCAGCTCGGCAATCCGTTGATTTACCGAGCCATCCCCATCCCCGGATATTTTGCCGAACTCGGAGAACAGCTGCTCACCCAGGGCGGACTCGTTGATCTTGCCGAGGAAATACTGCTCATAAGCGGGCTGGTCAACACTTACCTGTCCGAGCACACCTTTATCTGCTGGGAACCAAGGCCCGACGTTTCCAGACCGATCGACAATACGCGCCCAGAAGAACAGGTTTGTCCCCGGCGTGATGTTTTGCAGTTCGTGACTGGATTGTGGATAGGCAAAATCTGCAAGCTTTGTCGCTTTACTCCGATCATTGATCTTGCTGTTCCATATCTCGGTGCGCTGCGCATCTTCCGCGCCAGGCGGGAAGGTCCACTTCAGGCCTATCCCATAGATCAGCGGGGTGGCAGTCAGCGACGTGACGGCAGGCGGCAAACTGGTCTTGCCCTGCAAGTTCGTGAGCAGCGAGGTGGCCGGCAAGGATGAAACGTTCAAGGCGCTGACAGCGCGCACCCTGGCCATGTACTGACCGGAGTAGATACCCGGCACATCCACCGACTGCTCGCCAGTGCGCGGCACCTTGACCCACTCGCGCGAGCCCCAGCGCCATTCCACGTCGTACGCAACCGCGCCTGGCGCAGCGTCCCAGCTGATGGTCATGTTTGTAACCGCAATGCCCTGCTCGATCACGACGTGCTGGGTCACAAACACTGCGCCCGGCGCAGCCTGTACGCCCACTGGAATGCCGCTGATTGGGCGGATGTCCACGACGGCGCCGAAGTCGATGGCGTCAAACTTGCTCGGTTCGTGCTGGATGCACTCGAGCTGGTACTGGTGCCATTCCGGGCGCGTGATGTTGCGCACCAGAAACTGCATGGTTTTCAGGTCTTCGTATTCGAGTATCCAGCCGCATTCGGCTTCTGGCACTTCGCTGAAGCTGGCCGCCACAGTTACCCGCCGGCCGGCGAGCGAGGTGATAACGCGCGCCTCGGTCTTGCCGCTGGGCAAGTTCACCCGCAGCTTGGCACCGGTCGAAAGATCGATGTCGCGGTCAACGGTGATGACGCGCCCCGCCACCGCGCTGATCCGACCGCCGTTCGCACGACCGGCCAGCATGGGGTCAGCCACGGCAATGATCTGCCCTGTCTTCGGAATGCCGCCGTCCAGGCCAACGCGGAAGGTCGCGGGCCTTGTCTGCATCTGTTCGGTGATCAGAGCGTATTGGCCTGCGCGCTGCGCCTGCCCGAGTGAAGTGCAGCCGTAGGCGTCCACCGACAGCTCGTTGACCGATCCAGATTCGGCCATCGCCACATCATCAAAGACAGGCTCTTTGTCCGTCGCAAAACTCTGGTCAGGGTTGTCCCAGGTCACCATTGCCAGGTTGTGGCGGTCGCGCGCCCGGGTGCCCGAATACTGGATTTCACCGTTGTTCAGGATCTGCGACGGGTTGTAGGTGTAGACCGGGTCGCCTGGCATGTCGGCGTTGAACGTGATCTGGCTGCCATCCCAGGTGCTCATGCCGTGGAAGATGGCCGACAGGTCCTGCAGCACCGCGTAAGCATCCGCCTGCTTTTGCAGGTAGATATTGCAAGTCATCCGGGGGTGCGTGCCGCCCACGCCGTTCGGCACCATCTGGTCGCAATACTGCGCAATGCGGTACAGGTTCCAGCGGTCCACCATCGTGGCATCGATCCGGTGTCCGAGGCCGTAATACGGGTTCAGCGCAATGTCGTAGCACACCCAGGCCGGGTTATTCGTGTAGGCCTCTTTGAACGTACCGTCCCATATCCCGTTGCTGGTACCCGCGCCGGACGTTGCATAGGTCCGCGTCTCCGGGTCGTAGTTGTTCGGCACGCGCACGATGCGCCCGCGCATTAGCACTGCAATCTTGGCGATATCGCCGCCGAACTGCTGGGCGTCATATTCAACGCAGCCCACGGCGGTGAGCGGAAACTCCTGATCGCTGTCTACGACCTCGGCCACCGCCTCGATAAACATGCTGTCCTGAATCAGCGAGCTGTTGGCCTCCGGCGTGATCCGGCGCACGCGCATAGTCCAGCGGCTGCCCGCAGGCAGGTTGATGCGATGACTGCGCTCGTACTTGGTGACGTTCTTGCGGTCTACGGAGTCCGCCAGGACCTGAACAAACGGCCCGCCATCAGTGGCCAGGTCGATCGCGTAATCGATTCGCACGCCGTTTATATTGCCGCTCTGGTCCTGCGACTGGAGTTGTGGCCAGCTGAACCGGATGCGAAGCGCATCCAGCACCGGGTTATTCACGGTGCGCAGGTAAGGTGTAGTGCTGAGCAACTGCTGGTTTACGTCGACTTCGTTGCTGGACTCGGCAATGCCCTCAAGGCGCTGCTGGTTCAGCTCGCCATTGCGGAACTGCCACTTCACGCCCGGAAAATTATCTGTGCCGTCCTCGGCCTCCAAAGGAGTGCCGTCAAGCTTGATTGACCGACGACCGTTCACTGGGCCGACGATCGGCCCCCAGCTCCACAGGTAGACGATGCGCGCGGTGGCAATGGAAGCTGTGCTGTTTAACGCAATCGTCGGCTGCTTCTGTGTGGCCTCGCCGCCCTTGCTCCCGCGAATGCTTCGCGCTGCTACCGCACTTGCCATACCGCCCCCAGAAAAAAGAAAACCCGCCGAAGCGGGTCTGGTGTTACCTGATGATCAAATCTGATCTTGTGTGTAAATGCCGCCCGACTCGACGGCACCGCCGATCTCTCGTTCGCCGTAGAGCACGGGATAGGGGTTGCCCTGGGCAACAGTGGTCACTGCGCCGCCGAAACCGTAGCTGGGGTTGTTGCCGTCATCGTTGTTGTTGCCCACGCTGGCAGTCGTTGTGGGAGAAAGCATCTGCACCACACCACCGAGGCCGACCGCCGCACCCGCGCCAAGCAGACCCATGCCCAGCGCTGTAGTCGTACCGCCAGAGAACAGGCCGCCCACGACGAGCGCCACGCCCAGCACCACCTGGAACAACCCGGCCTGCTTGCTACCTTGGATCAGCGGCACGATGCGGATATCGGTGTTGTCGCTGCCCTGCATATCGAACTCGGCCTCGCCGGCGTTGCGCTTGCCGCAGAAGACGCTGAACACCAAGCCACGCTCTTCGCCGGTCCGCAGAAACTTCTCGAAGCCGGGCTTCATCGCGCAAAGGGCATTCACGGCATCGCGCACGCTGTGCACGTCGATACGGTACTCCCGGCCGAAATGCTTGCGCAGAACGCCGTAGAGCACGATGGTGCGCATGGTCATGGGGTGTATTCCTTGTGGCGCAGGATCAGTTTCACGCGGTTGGCCATCGACCAGCCGTAGACCTCACGGGCAGCCAGGCGACCGGGCATGTGGTGATAGATGAACGGACCAGACCCGCCCAGTGCCGGCGCGTCCTCGCTGTGCAGGCTGGCATCGGCCCCGAGGTAGATCGCGGCGTGGTTCGGGAAGTGACAAGGCCTGCCCACGGTAGGGACCTGGAACACCAGCAGGTCGCCGCGCTGGGGCTGTTCGACCCGGACGAAGCCGCAGGCCTCGTAGTTCTCTTCGTAATGGCTGGGGCTGTCCGGATCTTCCCACCACAGTTCCTTGCGTTCGAAGTTCGGCAGCGGGAGTGAGGCCTCGCGGGCGTACCAGTCGCGGCAGGCCGCCCAGCAATCGAGCAGGCCATGAGAGAAGTCCCGGCCCAGCAAGGGGGCCTGGAAACCGCTCGGCTTGAACCACTGAATGTCACCGACAGGCCAGCTCACAATCGCCCAAGGCAATTCATGCAGCTCACAGCTGACCAGATCGGTCATGCTCGGCGTTGCGGCTCGGTCAGGGTGGCTGTGCACGATGGCCAGCACCTCGCCCCTGTCTTCTGCCGCCGCAGCGTCGTGCTTGTCGATCAGGAAGTGCTGCAGCGGGTTGGTGGCCACATTGCCGCACGGCACGTATTCACGCCCGGCCTCGGTCTTGATCAGCAGCCCGCAGGCCTCGGCCGGGTGTGACTGCTCGGCGTGCGCCCTCATGTCGTCCTGAAGCTTTTGATTGATTCGCATGGTTATCCCTTGGCGATCAGGCTTGCGCCCATGGAGCCGCCGAACCGGCGGGTATTGCCGCGCAACTTGCAGCTGCTCCACCAGCCCCCGCAGCGGTCAAGCGCAGGGTTGTCGGTGGGTTCGTTCTTCTTGTCGAAATACGCGGTGCCTGTGTAGGCGCAAGCCTCCTGCCGGTACTGGCCACGCATCGCCCAGCGGCACAACTTGGTGATCTGCTGGGACGGCAGCTGCTGGCCTTCCATGTCGATGGGGCTGGAAAGCTCGAAGCCGACCGCCGAAAAGTTCTCTTCGGTCTTCTGCTCGATCCTCCAAAGGCTGGTGCGGCTTTGATCTGCGGCATCTGGGTTGCCCCCGTCGAAGTTCGCGGCATCCAGGAAGTGCTTGAAGGTTTCGATCACCTTGAAGTCCGCGCCAGCGAGGTCCTTGAACTGAAGGCAAAGCGCTGACACTGCTCGCGGAATACCCGACAGCTCGTTGGCCAGCCTGAGCTTGGGTGTGGCTGGGCGGCCATCACCACGGATATCTAAACCGGTGACCTCGATCTGGATAGGCGAATACAGCTGGCCCTGCCAGATGATGTCGCCCTCATGCTCATGCCCGTGGAAGCGCCAGAGCGTGGCTCCCAGCCTCGTCGCATCCAGTTCGTACAGGCGAATCTGGTTCCCGGGCTCCAACTTTTGGATGTCCGCGCTGTAAATCATGGTAATTACCTATAAAAAACCCCGTACTTGGCGGGTGATTAGGGTCAAAAATTCCCACACCCACTGTTTATACAACCAGGAATGGATGAAAATCCAGTGGCGACGGTAGGATGCATGCGGTAGCGTCAAAGTTTTAACGGACTATAGGAATCAAATGGCTCTCGTGACTGAAGAGACAGTAATGCATCTGTCCAAGGCCAGAGCGTCGCTTCTGGGCGATGTCGAATGGAACAGGCTTCATGTTCCTGGAGAAAGTGCTCTGGCATCGGGAATTTATCGTTGCGAAGGATGTGGGGATGAAACTATTTCATTAAAAGGCGCATGCCTTCCTTTGCATGATGAACACAAGCATAGAGACGCGCGTAAAGTTCAATGGCGCTTGATAGTTAAAGCACAAACAAAGTTCTAAATAGTTCCTAAAATCCGTCGCGCTTTGCAGCTGAAGACTGAAAAACGACGATATTTATGTAAATGATGACCTAGGGATGCTCCGATCA